CGTCGCTGACCGGCATTACGTAGCAGGCCAGCGCGAACTCGCCGATGACGTAGAACGCATCGAGCCCGGCGAACAGCGCCGGCGGCGTCGCCGACCCGACGGCATAGCCGTCGTAGCTGGTCAGCGGATCGTCGTAGGGCAGCGCCTCGTCGTAGATCGACCCCTCAACGGCCGGCGGCCAGACGACGCCGGCGTACAGCCCGTCATACGTCGTGACCGGGTCGTCATACGGCCGCGGGGCGTCGTAGGGTTCTGCGGTCTGCAGCATGGGCCTGATTTCTTGTCTGCGTTACGACGTTAGCCGGCCAGCAGGTCGTCGATCTTCGAGAAGCAGGCCGCCTGACGCACGAGGAAGTCGGCGTACTGATTGAGCGTGATGCGCACTTGCCCAGTGGTAGCCAGGGTGTACGGATCGACCGTGATGTCCGGAGCGCCGAACAGGCCGAGAATCGCCTCCAGCCAGTCCGAACTGAAAATCGCCGACGAACACACCGACGTGGACGTGCCTTTGGTCAAATTGCTCGGGACATTGTTGGTTACCTCCACGCGATAGCCATTGACCGGGAACGGCCCTGCCTGCCAGATGAACGGCAGGTTAGCCGCGAGCTGCGTCTGCTTGAGCTTGCCGCGGGTCTTGGTGTTGATCAGATACCCGGCGCGGATGTCGGGCTCGGCGTTGGCCGCAGCACAGACCGATTCCAGATCAACGAAGTGCGACCAGGCCGGCGCCAGTCCGTTGGTTCCACCAACGACCGTGCCGATGCCGGCCGTGGCCCGGATACCGGTAAACTGAGGCGCAACGCCGGTGCCGTTGATGACGAGGTTTTCGATTTGCACCGCCGCGCTGCTCAGCAGGTCATCGCGAATCATGGCCTCGACGGACATCGCGGCCTGGATGATCCCCTGCTTGCTGGCTTCGACGTGGGCGCCGACGCGTTTCGGCGAGAGCGTCGGCTTGGCCGTTGCGATCGTCGTTTCGCTGGACGCCTGAATTTCCGTCAGCGACGCTACCGCCGTTCCCGTCGTCTTGCGCGGGATTTCGAGATTGGACGTCAGACCGCCGAGAATCCGGCAGCCCAGACGACCGATCACGAGGTTATTGCGCAGGACATCGGCAAACAGATCGCCCCGGAATTCGTTCGGGATGAGGTTGCCCGCTTCGGCGGCAACGCCGGCGTTGAAATCGCGCATCAGCGCTTCGCCGGGGACATAGAACCCCTCGGGCGCGGCGCCAATGATTTTGGCCACCGCCTCGGAACAGGCGCGCTCCAGTCCGGCATCGGTCCAGTCGCCCAGCAACTGCGCGCGAATGGCCCGACCCAGGCTGTAGCGCCGCGCGTCTTGGGTCGACAGCCCGACATGGACGGCCACGCGCGTATCGGTATGCATGGTCTGGATCTTGGCGATGATCGCGTCTTTGGCGCGATCGAGCGACCAGCCGTCGCGAATCCACTGCTGGATGTCGTTCGGGCCGAGATAGCGGGAATATTGTTCGCCGATCGCGGCGAGGGCGTCACGGCGCTCGATTTCGAGCTCGGCCGGGGTTTTTTCGATGGTCATTTGGTTTCTTTCTGTGCGAATGTCCGGCGCTGCCGGCGAGATTGGGCTGGCCGGCTGGGCTTCCCCGGCCACGGGCGGCAGATCGTCGTCCGGCGCGGGCATGACGCCAGCCCTGCCCACGCCAACGGTCGGATCTGCTGGAATCGGCACGATCGACGCCTCGAACGGCGTCCATTTCGTGACGATGTAGGTGGGCAGGTCGGTTTTCCCGCGCGCAGCGTCCGCGCCGCGCGTCGGGTAGCCCTGCCCGCCTGGATCGGGGGCGCCGCTGTTCGGCGCCAATGCGCGCAAATGCGCGCGGAATTCGTCTCCGGTGAACGTTCGCACTGGCGACCATTGGTCGGCGCTCTCTTGCGATGCGTCCGCGTCCGGCGCCACTTCGACGATTTCGTCGATGAGGTAGCCGACGCTGACCAACTGGCGAATGCCGTCCGCCACGTCCTGCCGGATTTCCTCGGCGAAGGCCGCGCGCGAAAACCGGGCGGTGACGCGCAGCTTTCCGCGCTCGACGCGTGGATTGGAGAGCACGCCAATCTGCTTGTCCGTATCGTGCTGAACAAGCAGCGGGTGGTCATTTCCTGCCAGGCGCGACAGGTTGATCGCGCCTGACTTGTGCGACAGGATCTCGACGCCAAACCAACGCTCGTAGGGCTCCTCGCTGGAGATCGCCATTTCGATCGTGCGCGAATCGGCGTCCACTTCGCTGGCGTCTGGGGCGTAACGGAAGCTGCGGTATTGGAGATTCATCGGGACCGACATCGTGGGTTGGCATGCGGATGCCCGAAAGTGTGCGACGCGCCGCCGACGGTGTTAAGGCAAAAAATGTCCGCCCGCGTCATTGGGCCGCCGCCGCGGGAACCGTACCGGCCGGCTGCGGCGCTTGCGGCGCCGGAGCGGAATCGATTCCCGCTTCGCGCAGTTGCCGCTGCTCTTCCGCCAGCTCGCTGACCAGGTCGTCGAACTCGATTCCCTGCTCTGCGGTTATTCGCGTGCGGCTGGTCAGGCGCGCTTCGAGCAGCTTTTGGTAGGCGGACGCTTCTTTTTCCGGATCGACCCACTGCCAGCGGCGGCCGCAGAACGTCGACGCAGCAAGGAACTTTTGCAGCCTGTCGGCCGGCAGGACGGACCCGGACAGCGGGAAGGTGATTTTCCCCATCAGCAAGGCGATCGCCAGCCACTCTTCGTACAGCGGCATGACCAGCGACGTGATCAGCCAGTCCTGCAGGATCATCCAGGATTCGCGCTCGGACAGCTCGGCGATACGGGCCGAGCTGTAGTTCACGTCCGTCATGTCGCCCGTCAGATTGTGCGCGGCAACGTCCCAGTCGACGGCGAGACCGCGCAGGCACGATTTGAGGAACCCATCGAAATTGGCGTGCGGGTAGTCCGGGTTCCAGGAGTTGAGCCTGTAGCCCGGCGGCAGCTCGAACATCTCGCCGGCTTCGACCTTGATCTGGCCCAGCCCCTGCGCACTGCGGCCGTCGAGGATTTGCGATGTCGCGTCGGCGCTGTCTTCGCTGCGCTCGATGGCAGCCACCTTGCTGGCGCCAATCTGCGCGGCCGTGACCGCCGCCTCTTCGAATTTGTGGATGGTCGATGCGCGCAAAATGGCGGCATGCATCCACGGGACGCCACGCACTTGCTCGGCGCGCTCGGGAAGATACAGGTGAATCAGATCATCCGCCGGGATGCGCTCGATGACCGACGGCCCGTTGGCGTAGGTCTCGCCAGGATGCGTGCTGCGCACGTGATAGGCCACCGGGCGCCCGAAGCTGTTGATTTCGACGCCCTGCCGAAGTTGATTTCCGTTCGCCATCCGGCCATTGAGCGTGTGCTCCAGCCGATCAGCTTCGAGAACCTGCACGGCGATTCCGTAGGGCATGGCGCGGTCGCGAACAATGCGGACGAGGCTTTCGCCATCGCGCGCGACGGCTTTCACGATCGTTCGGAGCAGCGCGTAAATGGACTTGTGCCGCCCGGTGACGTCCATGGTTTTTCCGGCGCGCTCCCAGTGCCACTCGATGGTGTCGTTTGCGGCTTTGTCCAGCGTCGTCGGCTTGTTGGGGTCGCGCGCGTCGCGCAGCGCGCGAACTTGCAGCTTCGGGTTTTGCCGCCCGACGATGTTGATGGCACACAGGGAAACGAACCGCTTGCCGTGCTCGTTGCTCGATGCAAGCTGACGGCTGCGCGCACGCAGAATCGGCAACTGGCCGTCGAGATCGGCATTGATCGAGCCGGACCAATTGGCCAGGCTTGCCTGCAGGCGACCAACGGCGCCGCCGGCAAACCCGGAAACGCTTTCCCCTTCAAGGGCAGCAAAATCGGCGCTGCGGCCTGTGAGAACGCGCCACGCCGCTTTGACGCGCTTCATGAACGACGGATGGCCGCCGGAAGCAGGCGCTCTCATGTGCGACACTGAATCCGGCCGCCTGCGAACTTGCTTCCTGCCGCAATCTTTGCCGCGAGTTTCTCGGCTTCGACTTCCGCGCGGTAGATTTGCCGCAGATTGAGCAAATCCGAAATCGAGATGTAGCGCATCTGCTTATCGCCGATGGTGTATTCGGCAACTGTGGCATCGCGCCGCTCGATCCACGCTTCAAGCGCGTCGAGCGTTCGGCGCGCGTGCGTTCGCGTGTCGAGCACGGCCAACGTCGTCCCAGCGCGCAGGTTCGCATCGACCCGCATCTCGCCATACGCCACCGTGTAGACCTCTGCGCCGGACGAAACCCACGCCACGTATCCGTAGCGGCCCGCCGCGTACTGCGCGGTGGTCGCCGCCGGAACGTCTATGCGGTGATCCGTGCCGGAAGCGCCCGCAACGATTTCGAATCCGGGCAAGCTAGGGGAGCGAAACTGATACTTGAGCGTCCACTCCGGCGCCGGGTAGTCGGCGAGTGATTTTGTCCAGCGCCAGGTGTCGCCGGCGCGCAGCGAGTCGGGTTCGGTTCCGGGAATGCTTGGCATGCGCCTTTTCCAGTGAAAGCCGGCCAAGCAAAGCGCCGAGCCGGTTGCGCTGGATTGTGCGGCGGCGGGCGGGCGGAAGTTAAGCCAAAAAATGTCCGCCGGGCGAAGGCCGGCGGCCTCGCCTATCCTGGGCGCAGCCGTCCGATTCTGCGGACTTGCCGCTCGGAAAGGCCGAGCGCCTGCGCTGCTTGACGCGTGGTGTCAGCCTCCGCCCCCAGCGCGCCCAGCTCGTAGGCGTGCTGCGCGCGCGGCAGCTTGGCGATGTAGAGGCGCTCACCGCCGTACTTCCTGCGGATCAGCACATCGCCTATCCGTGCCGCTTCGCGCGGCGTTTTTCCAGCCGCCAGCGCCTGCGCGATGGCGTTCGACAAATCGAGCAGCATCTGCTCTACCTCCATCTGGCTGATCCTATTTTGCCGAGGCGCCGCAGCCCGAACGGCTCAGCCGATCCGTTCGCCGGC